TATAATAGATCTGTCTTCATCATCCATCTCTGCCAGCTGGTCAGAGATATCCGCTTCATTTGGAACACTTTTGGTAATAGCGTTCATTTCACTAAAAGAACATGCCTCATTGACTCTAAGCACTTCTTTAATCGCGCTACGTCCTTGCAATCTACCAAATGTAATCATTTGACTTACATGTTCGTTTCCATACTTTTCTTTTAGATAATCTATAACATCGTCCCGCCTCTTGCCCGGAACATCCATGTCAATATCTGGTAGAGACACATGACCGCCAGTGTTACGCCCAGCGTTGTAGAATCTTTCAAATAGTAAATCATATTCTACTGGGTCAATTTTAGTTATTCCAATTAGGTATGATATTAAACATCCAGCAGCGGAACCTCTTCCCGGACCAGCTAAACACCCCATATCTTTTTCAATATGCCTTATGATGTCTTGCACAATTAAAAAGTAACCAAAGAGATCTGCGTCTTTAATAACTTTTAGCTCTTTTCTAAATCTATTACCGTATAACTCTCTTCTTGTTTCGTCGTCTCCAACCTTTTTTGATAGAAATTTCTTATAACCTTCACGCGCCATATTTGTCAAATACTCTTCTTGAGACAAACCTTTTGGGCAAAGAAACTTTGGTAGCATTGGCGGGCTTAATATTTCATAGTCTTCACACGATTGGTATATGTTCTCCAATTCTTTTGTAGCATCACCCTCTGTAATACATTTATTGTCTTTAGTGAAGTATTCTAGTATTTCTGGGGTTAATTCATTTTTTCTAATCTTAGTCTGTATTTTGGGTAGCGTAGTCTTTAGCGCAGAGCATAATAATACTCTATGTAAAGTAGCTTGTTCTTTTTTAGAATAATACGATGGATTGATGCTATCCTTAGATTTAGATACTGCTATAATATTATTTCTACTTATAATATCTTTAGCAATATCTTTGGGCGTATTACCGTCTGCGTCGGTCATTGACACCATCTGTATAAGATCGTTCCAGCCATCTTTGTTTTTAGCGTACACGGTCGTATTGTCAAATGAACAGCCAATGATTGGCTTGATGCCAACCTTCTTGCAGGCTTGGTGGAAAGATACTGCGCCAGATATAGATTTATAATCTGTAATACCACAGGCTGGATAGTCATTATCCGCACAAATCTTTGCAAGTTCGTGTGGCTTAGAAAATCCTTTTAGTAAACTATAATGCGTAAAATTCTTCAATGGAAACCAGTTCAATCTTTCCTCCTCAATTTATAAGTTGCCAGATAACATATTGAATCTAGAATGAACTAGATAATGCGATGAATCTGGCTTTGTATGGTGACGGATGATACGATGAATCTAGAATTAACTAGATGATACTGTGAATCCGTCATGTATCAATGTGTTTTACAACTGTCGTTTTTCTGGCTCGTCAGACCTTGGGCTGTCTGTCAAGGGTATCTTCTCTGGTTCCGGCTTGTTCATCATACTGCTCTTTGATTTTAGGGTATAATTTATTTACTGCCATAACACTTGCTTCATTGTCTGATGGGTAATGAACTCCTTGTAATATTCTAGCCAAAGCGCAGTACTTTGCCAATTCAAAAAAATCTTTTTTATGTTCAATATATTTGTTAGACAAAACGTGGGCTATCAATTCTGCATACATCGTGTGACCACTGGGATAAGACGGGGTGTAATGCGTCTCTGTATATAAGATATTAATTTTCTTATTATAATATGGAGCTATTTGTTCTGGCCTCGCTCTATTAAAATAATACTTTAAAGCATACATGTATTGTTCTAACACATTGTAATAACTATTAATAGTGGCTACAGGGAAGCTCAAATTTCTTTGCTCTAAGAAAGGTAGAAATATATTAACTGGTGAATCATCAACATTATATACTAAGTCAATTTCCCTCCTAGTCCTAGACCGTGTAGCTTCTATAATAGCGTCTAATTCTCTAGACGTTGTTGCGCTACTGTTTTTAGGTGGTGCTGGTATAATACTCTTAAAGTCTATATCAAGTGTAGAAATATGATCATCGTATGACACTTTATTTGCTAAGTAGGCAACGTCATCTATATCTCTGCTAGTATCTATAATTTTGGCTACGTTATTTATTAAGCTCATATTTTCTCTCGGTAAATACTTTTTCTAATCTTTGGACTAATTTAGTACCCGCTCTACGCCTAAAACATGGTAGTAAACCATGTATACATAAATATACACCAGCTCTTATGCATACGAGACCATGACCCACGGCAAATTTTAGATGTTGCCAATAGGTCATATTATTCTCTGCTAAATGTTCGTTCCATTTCTTTTGGAGTGCCATATTACCAAGCCTTGCAAGACCAGTATCGAGCCTTCCAGCGTGGTCCGGGATTTTCACAATTATGTCTGGCTCTAAAACTTTTACGTCTGGCTGGATCGTTTTTCTTAATCTTCATATTGGGATCACCAAAGTTAACTTTAACTACATTTCCAGATCCGTTCTTAACATAAACGCTTCTTTTCTTTGGGCCTTTAGGTGTTAGAAAAGGCTTGCCAAGCTTTACTTTTCTACCTTGATACTCAGCCGCTTCAGTTTCTTCATTTTGTGCTTTTTTCCAAGCATCTGGATCTGGCCTATCTTTGTCACCCTTCTTGGCAGGCTTATAGTTTTTACCCTCCCGTTGCTTCTTCTTGCGAATATTTTCCCACAAGGAAGCAGCGTCATGCTCTTCTTCTTCTTCGCCAAAGTCTTCATACTCTGCTTCTGCTGGAAGATAGAAGTTTTCTTCTGTCAACTCTTCAGTAAAACCATAGGTTTCTGCATTATATGTAGCGTCTGCTTCATTAATATAATCGGACATTTGACTCTCCTTGTTATGTTGGCTGAGGTTCTTGAGCCTGTGTAGGCTTATTGTTATGTTTGATATATTCTATTTCTTCAGTAGTCATCTTTCTTTTAAGCGATCTCTTACAAGCCTGCTCAAGTAAATCATCTAAAATATGGACTCTTGTATTTTGTCCCCCAAGATATCTTGGTAAAAAGTTTTGATATACATCTTGAATGAATGGGTCTTTTGGAGTCTGTTTTAATTCCATCCAGCCGGTAAAGTAATTCCATATTCTATCCTCTAGACGTAGTGGATATTTTACACCATCTGGCCTACCAAATCTATGAAGCCATTTAAATTCCGGCAAGCAAATTGATCTACCGCCATTTAGTCTAAACTTCTCATGTATATATCCTTCTTCTCCACCAAATCCTCTAAATAGTTTACTAAATCCTAACCAGTTTTCAGTCTCACAAGAGAATACTCCTAACCCCTGCATGGGAATGTCAAAAGGTTGTTTAGTTTCCAAGCCCTTATCGTCTCTAGCCCATTGACCGTACATGTCTCCACCCCACGTAGGCTTAAAGTGTGTCGCACATCCTTTTAAATCGTCGTATAACATTGGTCCCTGTACGATGTCTTTGCAGTGTGGGTTTTTCATGTAATATTTTAAAAGCGCATCTAATGATCCAGTAGGGAACATTACGTGGCAGTCCATACTGATAGTATATTTTCCTGTAGCGTTTTGAAATATAAGATTGCGATTTGAAGTAGATTGTTTTTTATCATAAGGAATATATTTAATTTCTTTGTTCCAGTTCATTAAGCCTTTTATGGCTTCAGCATGTTTGGACTTAGGATTATTGTCTATGACTATTAATTCTACTTCACCATCTTTTACTAATTTATGATACATTTTTAATGCCTGTATGGAAAACCACACGCCATGAAAATCATCATAATTACACATTCCAATAGTAAGTAATTTTTCCATTTTTTATTCCTTTTATCCGGGAGCTTCATAAAATCCAATATCGAAACCCTTCCTGCTGCACTCAGATATGGTCTTTTCCATGCCGTGTTTGTGGAGGTGCTTCTCTATATACATACACATATTTTGGTCTGTTTCAGGCCAGTTGTTCTTGCAAAAATGGCACAATTTGGTGCATTTCCAGTGACTTCTGTCGCCAGAAATTGGCTTTGGCAGGTCGTTTTGTTGTATATCCTGAAATTTCTGTTTTAGCATGTCTAGGAATCTAGCTTGATCAGCAATGTCAAAGCACATAGAAAAAGGACCGCCATCTTTTACGAAGAAAATAGACATAATTGCCTGCTTGTATTGTGGAAAAAGCTTGGAAATAGCATAATTATAAAGCAATAGCTGGGGGTCTGAGCATAGTTTTTCATATGTTTTTTCTTCTCCTGTAGCCCAATCAATTCTCTTGCCTGTCTTCCAATCAATTACTTCTATGGTCTCGTCATCTACCTGAGTTACCAAGTCGATTGTTCCCTTAATCGCCAACTGTCCCTCTACTTCTTTTCCGTCAGGCATTTTATACTTGAACTTGGCCCAATCTTCCTCGATAGGTATGTCAAAATGTGGCTCAGGAGCTACGATTTGACGTTTTCTGGGGTCAAATTGTCCCTCGTTAAAGTCTAGGGTTTGCCACACTAATTGCCTACAAGTCTGCTTGTCGCCCTTGTACCACTCATGTACAGAAGTGCTAATATAAAAATCATAACTTAAGTCTAGAAGGTGACTGACCAGCTCTTCATCGAAAAGTCCAGACCTGTTCCAAGACACATTCTTTACAGCGTCATCATTGATTTTTAATTTCCTAACTCTTTTACTTGCATCTTGATCTGCTTGCTTAAATTGAGCCAGACATTCCATGACTTTATGAACAATAGTACCAAGCTCTGCTTTTTTACCACTTACGGATTGATGACCTAGCACGTATGTGATAAAATATTGCATTTGACAATATGAATAATTATTGTAACTAGACGATCTTATGTATGTAATTAGCATTATTTACTCCACAGGTGGTTGATTTTTTTTAATTCTTCTTGAAGGCTACCCAGTGTTTGATCGTGATTATTGACCGTGTAATCAAAATTTTTCCAATCATAATTAGATGGATCTAAAGCAGATTCACACCTATGGTCATCAGAATATAAGTCTCTTGTCAAACGTATTACAACGCCACCAGCTTTGTGTATTGCTGCTATCTCATTTGGAAACCTAACGTCTGGAATTAATGCAATTTCTGATTGTTCTAGTTTTATCATTTTAATAGCATAGTCTACCCATACGGTATCTTTTATTTTTCTCATGACATCTGTGCCAAAGTATTGTAAGAATTCTCTAGCAGTCATCTGATGTTTCCATCCATTCTGTGTGTATGGAGTCTTTGTATTTTTATCATCATCTGTTCCATAAACCTGCTCTGGCTTGAGGTCAAAAAATTCTACGCATAGATTTTTAAGAGAGTCTGCAAAATGATATACTTTGATAAAAGGCCACAAATTTTCTTGGGCATAATATAAAAAATCTTTGTCTTTTCTGGTGACATCAAATACTCCCCACCCCAACTTTCCAAGACTGTTGGTTGTTTCTACTTCTAGACCACCTGTATTATTAATGTTAAAATTAGATATCATCTCTTTGGTTTTTAAAACTTCGCCATTTATAAAATTAGCTACAGTATTTTTACCAGACTGTTTTCTTCCAGAAATTCCTATAATTTTTGTCATTAATACGTTCCTCTCAAATTGTTTAAAATGTCTTTCTTTATTTTGTACGTAGTCATATCTCCAATATCTTTGTCTGTCAATCTTGGAAATGTCAGTTTATACATCCTGCCAAATTGTCTTTGCATTTGTATTCTAGCCTCTCTCCCAGCCTGATCATTGTCCATCAGAATAACCAAGTGTGTAATTGAAAGTTTTTTCATTTGTTCTTCCTGCTGCTTTGATATAGTCTTGCCAAATACGCTTACAGCATTTTTTACGCCTGACTCGTGCAGCTTCCAAACATCTCCCTGCCCCTCTAATATATATAAGCATTTAGTTTCTTGAGCTGTTGGCAACGCTCTGTGATAATTATAAAAGTAATTTCGTTTCTCAAACCCTTTTGGATATAGTAGAAACTTTGGCATTTTGTATTCTTTAATTGATCTGCCAATGACTCCCACAAGCTTGCTGCCATCTGCGCCATGTATGGGTATGACTGCCCTTTCTTTCATTATACCTTTTTCGTAGCAATCTCCCACACCAAAATATTTCATGGTTGACTTTTTAAATCCTCTACCTATAAAATATTCTGAAGGATCGTCGCAACTATATATGTTTTTAATTTCATGTTCACAATGTTCGTTTTGTTCACGTCTGAGAGATTTAATTATTCTATAGAATTCATCTTCTGGTTCTTCTGCAACCTCAACTTTACTCGTAGACCCTGTGCTTTTTATATTAAACTCTTTGTATATCCATTTTAGTACGTCTTTAAACTCTACATCAGTACCGTTTTGAGTTGACAATACACCCCTGATTAATCCAAAAATATCATTATTATAATGGTTTTGACAATCCCTTGTCCAGCACTTCCACATGCCTCTAGATTGACAGAAAGAAAACGCTCTAGGATTATCACTGTCTTCATGCACAGGGCAGGTGGAGTATATGTTATCTCCAAAGCACTCACATTCCATACCAAGTTTTTTGAATACTAATTCTGACTTACTGTTCAGAATCTTCTTCATCTGTTTCAAGTCCATCTTTTATTTTATCCATGTCTGCTACAAGCCCAGTGTCGCCTACTGGTGCGTTTTTAAATTCATTTCTTGTTTTCAATTCTATTAACTTAGCATGTGCGCCTTGCATTTGCATATTAATATAATCTCCATCGTCCATCCCAGCGCCGTGTCTGGAAACAATGGGTACTAGTTTTCTATTTCCACCGTTCGGTCCATCTTCGGCAAGCTCTTCTACTGATTTAGCTTTAAATATAGTGAACGATGTACATAACCAAATAAGTCTATCAGATCCACTTACGGCATCTGTGCTTTCTTTAGTTATACCATCTCTATTCAACTGGACAAAGGACAGACATGGTATATCAAGTTTAACACATAGGTTGTGCAGAGATGTGATCTGAAATCCTAAAGCTTGGTACTCCTGAATATTATTTGTAATAGAAGAAGACGACATAAGTTTAAGATAATCATATATAATAACGCAGTCGTTTGTCTTGCCCGTCTCATCTGTTTTAACTTCTTGCACAACCCAACGTCTAATCATATTGAGTATGCCCTCAAAAGGCTTACCTGCAACGCTAATGTAGCTATACGGAATAGATCCCAACTTCTCTACTGCGTCCTGAACTTTTTCGTGTTTGATGGAATCTTCTACAAATTTACCAGTTGCCACTTCATTTATAGGAACGCCACTTATGTTGGCGATGAGTCTATTTAAGTGATCCTCTTTAGACATCTCTGTGTCTAAGACTAATACCTTTATGCCTTCAGAGGCTACGTTAAGGGCAACATTATCAGCAAATACCGACTTGCCAACTTTTGGTCTTGCAGAAACAAGGTCAACGCATTTTCGTCGAAGACCGCCACCAATGGCTTCGTCGTATCGCGCAAATCCCGTGGGTACACCAATGATATCACATTTGTTTTCTTCCAGAAATTGTACATATTCTTCTATTCCTTCTCCTATTTTTTCAGGATTCTCACCACCGTCATCCTCTCTTAGAAAATCTGTAACAGGGTCTTCTAATTTTTGTATAATATCATTGATTGTGTCTGCGCCGCTAACAGTGTCCATGTCTTCATGAATTTTTAATGTTAGCTTTTTTATTTTGCGAGCAAATTCAAACTTTTTAATTTGTATAGCAAAGCTGAACACATTATCGCTGCTGATTGGAAAGTCATATAAGGATTTTACATAAGCTAATTCCTGCTTAGTAGTGATGTTTTCTGAAATCCCAAGACTCTCAGCCGCAGCAAGTAAAGTAGCAATGTCTGGCTTTTGTTCTTGTTCTATGATATGCTCAACGCATCTATATAATAGTTTATTATTATAATGAGCGAATGAGTCTTGTGATATAATTTCTGATATATTGATATACGCATCAATACCGTATTGCAACAGACCAGACAGGACGGCGCGTTCTGCACCTATATCAGATAATTTTTCTTGCATTTATTGCCTGCCAACACATCTATCGCAACGATAATATTCACCAAAAACTAAAGTCGCATGTACTTTAAATGTTTTGCCACAGGCGTTGCATGTGACTCCCTTTTTCTTAGGAGAGGGTCTATCCCTCGGCGTGGGAGGGGCTTGTGGAGTTTCTATATCTTTATGCTCACCAGTATCTTCCCAAGCATTCTCTCTAGCCTGTACCGACTGTCTGCGTTTTTGAGACTTGATAGGATTGGAAGCCCTATTCATAGTAAAGTCTTCACTCACTGTCGTCTCCACCTCGTCTTCTTTTGATAAAGCTTGTTGTAGTGCAGCTTTTTGCTCATCAGTTAGCGTCTTTAAAAAATCTTCCATACTCATAATCTTTTCCCCTTTTCCATTAGAATGTCTGCTTTACGTTTCAATTCATATATTTTACCGTCAAGTGCTTGTATCCTTGACTCTGCAATCTCACGATAGTGATCTACTGTCGCTGCGTATTCATCGTTAATAACAATAAGTGGTCTGCGTTGTTCAAACTTGGTGTATGTACTAAATTGGTCATGGTTTTTGGCTACCATTTTATCTAATTTGTCATTACACCAACCCAGCGCAATCTTCTGCATGTTTAATTCATCCTGTAAAAACGTAGAATAACTATATAGTGAATATGACCAAGTAAAACATTCTTCCTGAGTAAGAGACTTGATTGTTTGCATATCAGCGTCAGCCACTGTTTGCCATTCATCATTAAACTTTTTATTAAACCTAGCATGACTAGCGTTTAAAAAGTCGTCAACCATAGCTTTCAAGTCAGCCAACTGCTCACTCGCCGTTTTCAATTTGATCTCTCCATTGCTCGTCTGTTTCAGAATACTTCAATACTATTATATCAATCTTGTTCAATTCACACCACTCTATTTTATCTTCATCCTTCGCTTTTGCAATAGCAAAGTCTGCTTTATTTTTATGGAAGAAGGGTGTATACTTGTAATGTTGTTGACCGTGTACCTCTATGGCTAATTTAATTTGGGGGATGAAAAAATCTAGGAAAAGCACACCTTTTCTGTGAGACTGTGTGCTTCCCGGTAGTTTTACTTCTTCTAGCATTCGATACGAGTGGTACATCTCCTTTAAGAGATTTCTTGCCCGTATATGATACTTCGATCTTTTTCTCTTGTCGTTTGCTGCTACAGAATAACCGTTTAAATTCCAAACGTATTCTCTGCCATTTATGCCTGTAACCTTCATCTATAACTCCTATTATTAGTTTTGCGGTCAATACCCCAAAAGCTATTTCTAATATATTATATATACTCATTCGTTCACTATTTTCTTTAGTCCTTTTTCTAAATTCTTAATTGTTTTTAGCGCATATTCTGTGAGTTCGTAATCTTCTTTGTATGCGCGTAAAGCATCTAACACCCTCCACGCTTCTGTTTTATTTATTTCTATTTGTGCCATTAGAATAATTCCTTGATATTATCGTATATGAATGATGAAATTTCTGGATTGTTGTTTAGAAATTCTAGAGTGTTATTAGCTCCTTGAAATTTAAAAAATCTTTCTATATCTTCTGGCTTGTCGGACACGTTGTTGTCTGCAAGTATTTTCTTGATGACGGGGTTTTCCAAATCATCTATAGCACATTGTATAGTATACCAAGCTCCAGCGGTTTTTATAAGTCTAAACTCACAGGCAATCTGCACAACCTCCTGAGTCTCGTCTAAGCCAATACCGTATCGTATCCAGCTCTCAGCTGTGCTATTTGGAGTGCCGCCAGCGCATGACGTTTTGATGTTCCAATTGGCAATCTGACCAACGTGTGGCCCAGTATCTTTAGGAACTTGCCAGCGACCACGATGTGTAATAACCATATTAGTACCAGCTTGATATTGTAGCATGTTACCACAGTCTGCCATCTTTGCTGGCGCATATGGTGATCCACCAGTATTTGCAATGTTGTGAGTCACAGCAATAAGAATTGTTTTATTCTTCATGAGAGAGCCGCTAATACGTTTAAAAAACATAGAGAGCAATCGAGGCAAAGCATTACGTACACCTGTTCTAACTTCACCATCTAGCTCTACTGATGGAACCATGTTGGATAGTGAATCTGCAATTATCAAACATCCCG